GACCGGTCGAGCCGGACCCGCCGCAGATGACCCCGCAAATGAGCGATATTGCAGTGTTATCCGGCAAACTCAGCCCCGATGACCCGCGTCAGAGTGGGTTGAAACTACGTTACCAACAGTTACAGGCAACTGAGCAGGCAAAGTACAAGCAAAAACTAGATGCTTATGAATATGAACGTAAAAGAGAGGATGAAGCACCAAAGAAAGAAGCAGATTTAATAAATGCACAAGCAGACGCCAGCATTAAGAAAGAGGAAGCCCGTATTGTTGGTCGCACTGGCATGAAGCCGAGTGAGCTTTACAAGCGACTTGATGAAGATAAATTCAGCGTCGATCAGACGATAAAATCGCAGAGCGCCCAACAATTGGCGCGCAAGGCGATCCGTGACGGCGTCATTACCGGTTACGGCGCCAACATGCGGGTCGCAAGCGCCAAGTTTGCGGACTGGGCATGGAACAACGGCTTAAAGGGCGATCTGGCCGCCAACACCGAGATCATGAAAGCCTCGCTGGATGCTGGGCTGTCGGAAGCAATCAAGACGGTGAACGGCGAGGGCGGCTCACAGGTATCTAACATCGATGTCAAGATCGCGCAGGGCATTCAGGGTTCCGACCCAAACCTGCAAATGAAGACGATCCAAACAATCATGGATCGCGCTGCCGAGATCAACCACCGCAAGATCAACAGCTACGAGGAGAAGGTCGACCGCTACCTGTCCGGTGAAAAGGCCGAGTTAAACTACAAGACCAGCAGCGCGACAATACCAAGAGACAAGCTGGAGATGTTCCTGAAAAACGCCAGCGGGCCGGACGCAGAGCAGCACAAGAAATTCTTTAACGATGTTTACGGTCCCGGCGCCGCCGAGCTAGAGATCGCGCGGCTCAAGCGGGCGCAACGGCGCCAAGGCAAGGGGGATTGATGGCCAGCAACAACCCTTATGATGATGATTATGATCCCAAACTCCCAGCGCGGGCACCGATCGTACCATCAGCGGGCACGCCTAGTGTGCCAATTTCCGGCAATCCTTACGAAACAGGATTTAGTAGCGCCCCGCATCCGTCAACGTTTAGCAGCAACGTTGCCGACGTCGCCAAGGCCGCTTCCAACACATTTTCGATGGGTATGCGGGATCGCTTGGAGGGTGGCTACCGTGCCCTTACTGGTGGGGCACCAAGCTATTCCGAGGGTGTCAACCAAGCCGTAGCTGACAGTGCAATGCGCCGTGAACGCAGTCCATTTCTCTCAGCGGTGGGCGATGTCGCCGGCGGCACCGCCCAGGCCTACGTACCAGGAATAGGAGCGATCGGGCGTGCTACAGGTGCAGCGCTTGGTGGGGCTCAGGCAGGCTTGCGCGGCACGGCTGCGAGGATGGCCGGTTATGGACTGGAAGGTGGGTTGCTTGGCGCTGGTCAAGCCGCTGGGCACACATATTCCGAAAACCCACAAGATTATGCCAGAAATGCGCTGGTCGGCGGTGCCCTTGGTGCCGCGGTTGGTACGCCTTTTGGGCATTTTGCCGATGTCGCACCGCGTTCTTTAGCCGCCATACCTAGATCGGCAGAGTTGAAGGCATCTTCAGGCGGTTCCTACAGGCAAACGCACAGGGTTCCGATAGACTATCCAGCGCCGCATTTTTGGGGAGGTTTGGATGCACTGGAACAGCGACTCCTTTCAACTACCAATCCAGTCAAATCGCCTGCCGTCTGGGAAACCCTTAATCTTGCCCGCAGAGGCCGAAACCAAGCCAACCAACCCGGCACTACCGCCACCGTCAGCCCCAAGAACATTGACGATCTACGCCAGCAACTCACTGGTGTTCGCGAGCCGGGCTCTTCTCAAGCTCGTCAATGGCTGGATGACTACATGCAAACAGCACCTATGGCCCGCGGCGGGCAGCCCGAGCGCGACCGGATCGCACTCTTGCTTACGCGGGCGCGCGGCGACTGGCGGGCCGGCAAGCGCACCCAGACCATTGAAGAGCAAAACCAGTATGCCGGTGATCGCGCCCAAGTCGCCAATTCTGGCAATAACGTTGCCAACACCTACGGCCAGAAACTTACTAACTTACTCGCACCCTCTAGCGCCGAAGGCAAATGGTACAACCCAGCGGAAAAGGCTGACATAAGGTCCACCGCGCGACGCGATTCCGTGGCGGATTTCAAACGTACACTGAGCAATATCGGCGGCGGCGGTGGCGGCTGGGCGGCAGGATCTTATGGCATGGGCGGACTTGGCACCGGGTATATGACCGGTGATCTGTTGCCGGCTGCCGTAGGCATCGGCGTTCCAGCGGCATCGATGCTGCTTAAGCGCAATCTCAACCAGGGCATGGCGCGCGAAGCCGACGCACTGGCCGAACGTATGGCGATGAATTCGCCATTATACCGGCACCGCGCCGCCATGGCGCCGGAAGTAGCCGGGCCGGGCCTTGGCAATTTCCCAGAGGCCACTCGCAATGCCCTCACTAATGAGGTTCTGAATCAATTCAGGCTACGGCGCATCTTGGTCGATACGCCGGCGGAAGAGGAGAAACTCTAATGCCCCGCGACGGTTCAAGCGTCTACCGCACCCCGCCGGGCACCGAGGGCGTGCCTGACACCGTGATCGAGAGTGCGAAATACAACACATTCATTGCGGACATAGAGCAGGATCTTAACTTGCCGCGGCCGATCCTTGCCGGCGGCACTGGTGCTATTAGTGCCGACGCGGCACTGGTCGAGCTCGGTGCCGAGAAGGCTTCACAGATTGTTACAAATTATAATAGCCACGTATTTGTAGCCGGTTCGTTTTACTCGGCGTCAAGCGCGACCGGGTCGCCTGTAAGCGGTCACGCATTTGCCGGTATCGTCTATGTGGTCGACAGCAACAACCTCTTCATCGAAGCGCGCGACCTTGACGGTACACCGCCGCAAATGTATGTCAGGCAGAAGGATGCTGGCGTGTGGGGCGCTTGGTCCACTGACTTCGACCAGACGTCGCAGAACACACTCAACGATACCCGCTACGTCAATACCGCCGGCGATACCATGACCGGAAACTTGACTGTTTTGAACGATGATCCTGTCGTCGTCGTCAATAAACCGGTGGCCAACGGGCATCTCGCAGGTATTCAAGGCAGCGCTGCCGGGTCAGCGCGTTGGCTGCTTCAACTCGGCAACACCACACCTGAGAGTGGCAGCAATTCCGGCTCCGACTTCAACTTGTCCCGCTATAATGACGCCGGTTTACAAATTGACGCGGTGCTTTCGGCCCCACGTTCCACCGGGCTGCTGTCGGTAAGGGCTGATCCGACAGCAGCGCTCGGCATTGCCACTAAGCAATATGTCGACGCAACTGCGATAGACTCTACTGAATTAGCCGCCGCCGCCGTGCGCCATGATATAGCGCAATCCCTAACCACAACGCAGAAGCGCCAAGCGCAGGCCAACCTGTTCCAAGGGCCAACGGCGCAATATCTAACCGCGACCGGCACCTACACGACACCGGCCGGCGTCACTTGGATCGAAATTGAACTGGTTGGTGGTGGGGCCGGCGGCGCCGGTTCGGGGACCGGAGCAGGCAGCGGCAACAATGGGGGTTTTACAACTTTTGGCACCGGGCCAATCCTGTCATCAGGTCAGGCTCTTAGCGGCGTCACCACTGGTGGTGGCGCGGGTGGCACACCAAGCGGCGGTTTTGTTAACAAAATCGGTGGTGCCGGCGGCAACGCCTCCGGGCTGGCCAACAGCAAAGGCGGCATGGGCGGCATTTCATTTTTCGGCGGCGCGGGTGATGGCGGTGCCGCGGGTGGCGGCGTCGGTATGAGCGCAGTCGCTTCCAGCGGCTCTGGTGGAGGCGGCGCCGGCGCTGCCGCAACCATCAGCGGCGGCGGCGGCGGCGGCTCCGGCGGTTACGTCCGCCATATTATACACAGCCCGAACTCGGCTTATGGGTTCCAGATCGGCAATGGCGGCAATGGCGGTAATGCCGGCACGTCTGGTGCTGTGGGCGGTGCTGGCGCACCCGGCTGCATCATCGTCACCGAGTATTACGGGAGCTAGGGCAGTGGCTTACCGGCTAGCAAAATCGCTGGATAAACTTAGAGCCCAGGTTAACGAAAAATGGCCTAAGCGCAGCAAGGCGTCGGACGGCTGGATCGGCGATACCTCCCACGCCGCCCGGCCGTCTGACCACAACCCGGATTCGCGCGGCATCGTGCATGCGGTCGACCTTACGCATGATCCCGCCAACGGGTTCGATTCGTGGAAGTTCGCCGATGCGATTTTAGCCGCGCAGGACCCCAGATTGAAATACGTCATATCCAACGGGCGTATCGGTTCTGGCCCGGCCGGGCCATCCCCGGGAGAGTGGCGAGATTACAGCGGTTCCAACGCCCACGCCCATCACTGTCACATCTCGGTGGTAAACAGGGGCGAGGACGTTACGCACGCATGGACCGTTGGCGCTGTCCCAGTAAAGCCAGTCACCGGTGCTGACGTAATTCTCGCGCGCACCCTCCACTATGGGATTGAAGGCGACGACGTCGAGGAACTGCAACGCATGCTGGACCTGCCGGTGAACGGCGTTTTTGGCTACGGCACGGCCGAGGCTGTGGTGCAGGTGCAGCTAAAGAATGGTATCGCTGCACATGGTATCGTAGGACCGTCTACCTGGAAACTTATCAAGGAGGCGAGTAGCCATGCAACTTAACGACATAGCAAACGTTATCGTCGCATCAGCCACTTTCCTAACGGCGCTCGGTGCGTTCGTCACCAGTCTGATCAATGCCAGACGCATCACGCACGTCGCCAATAATGTGCAGACAATCGAGAAAGCCACTAACTCTATGAAGGACGCGCTAGTCGACGCGACTGCGAAAGCGTCGCTTGCCGAAGGCAGGGCAGCCGGACTCCAGCAAGGGCGGAATGAACGAGGGAATGAGTAGAAAGGGGAATCCGGCGATGTCTAGAGATGATTCATGGCGCGAGGTCCCGCATTGGGCGATCGACCTTCTGGAAATGCAATACTACATCATCATTCAAAACGAAGCGATCCAGGCGATGCTGGAAGACCGGGCGACGCGGCTGTCGCCCAAGGACCAGAGGGCGCTGGATCAGCTCACAAATATCCTGAAGGGTACTAACGTGAAGATCGACAGCGCCAAGCAGGATAAAACCGCTCCTGGCGGCTCCCAGGTGTAAGCAAAGGAGTACCACCCGTGGCTACAATTCAGGAAGCCCTTGACGTCGTCAAGGCAAACAGCACCCGCACCGGCTCGCTGATCGCGCTGTTCGATGCAAAGAAGGCGGAACTGGAAGCGGCACTCGCCAACCAGATGACGCCGGAAATCCAGGCGGCTATCGACGAAGTATTCACCGTCGAGACTGCGGACGCCACCGCCATGGACGCGGCGCTCAATACCAACGTCCCCCCGCCCACCGACCCGCCAGTGGACCCGAACGCCCCGCTGATGTCCGGCAGGCGCCGGTAAATCGCCGGTTGTCTGACGCCTCCCAGAGAGACTTGCCCGGCCCTGCCATGGGGTCGGGCTCTTTTTCGTTCATTGGCCACTCTGCAACGGAGCGTCTTCCCAGACTAGACGCACAACCAGTATTTCACCATCGAAGCGCCGCCAAAGTTGGAACGGTTTGTTCGGCACATCGCTAAGGTTAATTTCAACCTCCGTTTCGCCGAAGTGCGTCATCAGAGAGGCGCATATTTCCATATAGATTTTAGCGTCATTCCCGCCCGGCTCATCAGCCACTTTCCGTCTCCATTCGTCTGGGCTATTGGACAAACCCAGGGTCATCGTCAGCGATCTCGTTCATCTCGGTGGCCCGAAGCATTTGTTGGTATAGCTCCTTGAGCGGCCACGGTGACGAACCGCCATCCTGGAGGTGCATGAATTCGCCGTCAGCAAAGGTAGCTATAATCCATACCGAGTGAGCCCCCAAGCGAGCTGCGGCACGGGCCGCTTCCTTGTCCAACTTAGCTTTGACGCGGGATCGCCGTTCTGGCGCCCATGGCTTGGGCTCGCTCATTTATAGTTTCCTTTCACTGTTTCGGACAGCCGGAGACTCCGGCTTTAGCCGGACGGACTTGATGTCGGCATTGAAAACCTCTTCGCCGTCCTCGTTGTAAAAGCCCATCCATGTCCAATCGTCATCTTCGCCGTCGGAAAGTTGGCCGTAAAACAGCGATACGGTATCACCGTTCTCCAGCAGGGCCAGAACTGCATCGCCTTCGTCAAACAGCGTGTCAGCAATTACATCAATCGGGTCAAACCAAGTTTCAGTCATTTTGCCCTCGCGGACTTCGCACAAGTTCGCGACGCTCCTTTGCCTTCTCGACATAAGGCTGCCGCGCAAGAAACCGCACAAACTTGCTCAGGTTGATCGGCCCATCAGTCCACAGGTCGCCGCTTGACCTATAAACGCGATTGTCCGGCGCCGCTTCGCGTGCCGCCTGCATGATTGCTGCTTCGCTCATTTGCTGTTTCCATCAGGGCGCGTGAGCGCGCCTGGGTAGGCGCATCCGTTGTCGCATTCATGCCCATCACAGCCTGGGCACCTCGATCTCTGCGATTGAGCGGCCTCCAGCCGGGCAATTCTGGCACGCAGTTCGTTGATCTGGTTCTGTTGGTCGGGAAGGGATTCCATCGCTATTTCTCCGTCTGTTCGGGGCGCGTATCAGCAAATGACATCGCGCAACGCATCCTCCAACCCCCTGATATGCTCTGCCACCTCGTTATAAGTCCGCTCGCCGAGGATGGATTTGTAGGCCGCTTCATTGGATTCGAGTTCGGAGATGCGGACTTTGAGGGTGGCGATTTCGGCCGCCGCCAGAAGATCAAGGTCTGACGGCGGCGGCCACATCAGGTCGGAATCGACACGGTGGCGCTCGCGCAGCCGTTCCTCGATTGTGGGTTGGGATTGTCCATTCATCGTTCTCTACCCGCTTCTCGAATGGAGCCGTCAAATCGGCGCCAGCGCGTCATTGTTCGCGGCTTCTTGATGCCAAGATGCTTCTTGCGCTTGCGGGCCGTTAACGATTTTTCGGCGACGTCTGCCTTGGTCTTTTCGCGGTGCGGAGCCTTCAGCGCTGGCGCCAAGTTGCTTTCGCGATGCTCGCCACCATTAGCGAGAGCAACAACATGATCGCAGTCCCAGGCTTCACCCGCCCGGATTCGGCGACCTGTAAGATGGCAGCGCCCGCCGTTCCGATCAAAAACCCTAACCCTAACGCGAGGAGGGATTGCTTGGTTATCATGCTTTGAGATCCATTCCGGTACTGATCTAGTCATGGAACACCACCCCATGGTTCGCGCCGAATTGCTCGATCAGCGTGATAAGGTCGGCCATCTCGCTCTTGCTCAAGTCGGATGACGACTGGCCAACAACGACAACCCCTCTGCCGTCCAAGTTTGGAACCATACGCAGTTCACGCTTGAGTGCATTTATAAATATCATCTTCCAGTCATCGGCCGACAGTTTGTCTCCATACCAAGTGACTTGGGTGGCAACCTCGGTCAGCATTGCCCACATCTTGTCGTTCTGCTGCAACGAGCGACTAGGCCCCTTGAAGTCAACCCGCGTGCCGTCCGGCAGCTCTGCGACCCAACGGGCAGCTCTCTCGCGGATCTCGGGGGATACAAGGACAAGCGTTGCGCGGGCCATCAGGCAGCTTTCTCTTTTGAGGTCGGATATTTTACGCCGCAGAACGGGCAGCAGCTCGCGAAAATCATTTTCGGCTTGCCGCGCTTCTTCGCGTCAATCTTCATCGTCAGAATAAACGGTGGCCGAACGCCGCTGCTTGTCCATATCGGCAATTCAATTTTCGTGTTGAACTGTGCCAGATGTTCGTTTGCGGTTTTGATGCAATAGCACATCACGCAGCATCCTTCTCGCCATAGAGGCTGTTCAACTCGGACAGCTTCACTGCCATTTCCAGCAGGAACGCGGCGATCTCGGCCTCCAGCTCGGCAATCCGCTTGTTGTCGCGGGGTAGGCGCTTGACGAACAGGCGCATGTTCTCGGGCATCCGGGGATCGTATGAAACGAAATCGGACCATTTGCGGCCCGTGCAGGCCATCTGAAACTGCATCTGGTCGACATACTTTGCGGGTACTGATCGGACTAGAAGCGTCTCCAAATGTGTCGCGGTATTGGGGCATTTGATCTCGACCATGAATTCATCGCCAATCAAGCCATCCGGGGAACACCCAGCTTGGTCGATCTTAGGGTGCGGAACAAACGCAACTTCCTTGACCGTTACCCCTTGGTAAAACTCATAGGCGGCGCGGGCTTCGGGCTCGGTCTCTGTGCCGTGCCGCATCGCGGCGTCGGTGTATGACTCCGCTACCGTGCCGGTCAGGCGCTCGGCAATGAGCTGGGCCATGTAGTTGGCGCGGCTGGCGCCATATCCAGTCTTGGTCCGGGCAACCACGTCAGCGACGCGGGAGGACGTGACCTTGCCACGGCGCAGTTCTTTCCACTCGTCTGAGCCTTGGATGATGTCGCTCATTTTGCGGCTCCCTTTTTCTTGCCAATGGCGACGAGCGCGCGCTGATATTCCTTTGCGGGCAGGTCTGCGATGGTATCTACCCCAAAGTAGGTGCAGAAGTTCTCATGGAAGGTTTCGGATACCTCACCGCACTTGTCGGCGATCTCCTTCGCTTGCTGCTCGGTGATCTTGGCGCCGGTATTCTTGCCGTCGTCGTCGTTCGATGCGGCGAGGCCGAGCGCTGCCTTGAGTGTCATCCGCTGCAAATAGGTCAACGTCGAACCGATAGCCTGGATGCTGTTCTTGTTTCCGCTGTCATCCCGACCAGCGCATAGCGTGTTTTCCTCGAAATGCCCGTCACGGTGCGATACGATGCAAGTCACAGTAACCGGCTCGTTGGCCGGCGAGGCCGTCCGGTAGCGATAGGAGAGGCCGTATTTCGCGAGGATCGGGTTGACGACGCGGGCAATCTCGCCCAAGTCCTCGTAGCGGTAGTTTGTTCGGCCCTTCGGCGATGTAAAATCAACTTCCCGGTTCTTCGTAATGTTCGGAATCTCAGCCTTGGCCGCCGAAATGGCGTTGTCGAAAGCCTTGCGCGATTGATTTACCTCCCAACGCTCTTGCAGACCCATGAATTTCTCGATCACGTCGAGGCCGGCGCCGGACTGCACAGCCCGGTTGAGCATGTCCATGGGCGTGACGGCGCGCGGCTCCATCTGAACGATGCCGCCGGGCTCAGGGATGGTGGGGACTATGTCGAGTTGCTGGGTGGTCATTATGTTGCCTCACAAATAAATCCGCCTACGCCATCGCAGGCTCGGCAGGGGATGACGTGAGCGCATGGCGGGTCAATAGACCAGCGACTGACGCTTCCCCAGACCTCGATCGCGCCTTCGCCGCAGCACTCTTCGCAGGTAATGAACACCTCTGGCGGCTGGTGTATATAGTCGGCGATATGATGATGGGCGGTCATCTGTTGGCCCCCTTCGGGCGAATGCCGGTGACTTCGTGGCGCTTGACCTTGGCAATCAAAACCTTGCGGCGCTTTGCGCTTGCATCTTTATTCGTTCCGGTCCTCCCCGTTCGTTTTTCCACCCGAACGTGCCTATTCTTCTCAGGCACCCCCAACTTGTACTCACCCGGCTCGAAAGAACCGCCGCGGTCGAAGGCGATGATTTCAGTTCGGAGCGATCTCGGCGTGTGGTAGCGAACCCATTGTTTGGGGGTCTCGACGTAGACGCGGCCGATGTGAACGCGGGCGCTGACGCAATGCAAATCACGCTTCACGGCACGCGCCGCTGCGCAGCCTGCCGGGTCCTTGTTTGCGCCGTCTATGGCGTCACGCGCGGTGATATGGATAGAAATGGGCTTGGTCGCGTCTACAACCTTTTTGCCGTTGATTTCCATGTTAATCCTCCATTTTGGTTTAGTGTGCTACGCATTTTCCTCGATCAGGGCGGCAAGGTCAGCGATCGCTTCCATCATGGTGCTGCCGACGCCGTTTAGGCCATCCTCCTCGCCCTCTACCCATGCAACATATTCGCCGGCTCCGTATTCATAGCCCTGACGAAATTCGGTGACGACAGCCAGCCGGTTATCGTCGGCATCACGAAAATAGTGGGTCTGTCGGCTGTCCTCCATCTGCTTGGCGCTCGGGACGGTGTGGGTCATTGTGATTTTCTCCAGCCGCGGATGACGCGGGTAATTTCTTCGTCGGTTGCATCACGCAAGTAAGCTGGGATTTTGTAGCTCACACCGTCGACGACTATGGTTGGTTGTGCTTTGTCGGTTTTCCTCTGCTTGGTGCTCGGGATCATCTTGCTTCTCCGTTTCGATAGGGGCAATGTGCACCTCGCGTACCGGGGCGTCAAGCGGAAATGTGCGCTAACCGTACAAATAATTTTCAACAAAGGAATTGACTACCGGTACACATAGCGTACAATGCCCGTTATGCACCTCTCAGATTATATGACGCTCCACAATCTTGATGATGACGCGGTCGCGTTGCGCATCAAGCGATCGCGGCCGACCGTCAGCCGCATCCGCCGCCGGCTATGCCGCCCCGATTGGGATACCATCGAGGCAATCAGGAAGTTCACAAAGGGCCAGTCTACTGCTGACGACTACCAGTCACTAGAGGGTGCCGAATGATCTGGATTATCGCTGGCGTCGTGTGGCTTCTGGTGAACCTCGCGCTCGGCATCCTGATCGGCAAGGCCATTCATTACGGGATGGGAGGTGTGAACAATGGCTAAGAGCTATGATCCAGCTTGCTATAAACTGGCAGAACATTTTCTGCGTGACGAGCCGATCAGCGAGGACTCAACGCCTTACGATTACGCTTACGAGCAGGCGTGTCACGATCTCGCTCTGACCATTCAGCAAGCAGTTGAGGATTGGTTCACGCCTCCCATGGAGCAACAACAAAACAACGAGGCAAACAATGTCAAACCCAAAAACCCTATGGCCGTCAGCACATTCAGAAATGCTGACCTGCCTGTTGTCGACGACACCGTTTAGTTTTTCCGAGATTGCAGACCTGATTAACAAGGGTCACGGAACATCATACACCCGCTGTGCAATCTCAGGAAGAGCTTCGCGCATTAGGAACAATGCCCTACCGCAGCTTCCGCCAGAAATACTGGCTCAAAGAAAACTAGACCGCCGCAACAGGACCAACGCCAGGAAGAAAAACGAGAGCTTTGCCAAGAAGAAGGCTGAACCAAAGGCGCGCCCACCCCATCCCACCCGATCGGAACAGCAGCAGAAGGCAACCCGCGCTTTCCTCAGTTCGTCCGGCATGTCCAAGACGTCAGCCGGCTACCGCAAGAACTTCCCGAAATGCAATGTCAGTAGGGATGATCTTCGCAATATGCTTGCCGAGGCGGTGCGGAACACGGCGGCTATGGATGTATGATGGGTGACCCGCGAGCTCTTATCGTTCGCCACTCATTTGCAAACCCGTATTGGTGGGGCTGGCTTGAGGTGTACGCCAGTCCATATAAGCCATACCGCATCATTAAGAGGCGGAACCCATGAAACCCGGCCGCTGGTGGCGAGCGCAGAATTCCTGTGTTGACAACGCCAAACTGATCAAACTGAGCAACAAGGAACACCGCAACTGGTTCAACCTGAATTGCGTGGCGAACGAATACGGTGGCGTATTGCCTGATTTTGATACGATTTCTGTCAAACTTCGGATGACAAAACGTCGAGCTTACGCTGCTGTTGCCGAGCTGGTTGCCAAGAATCTTTTCGACCAGCGCGAGGATGGCAGCTTTGTCCCGCACGACTGGAATCAGTGGCAATATCAGACAGATAAGACTGATCAGACCAACGCGGAGCGACAACGGAACTTCCGCAGGCGGCAGAGAGAAGAGATAGCTACATTAAGGGCGTTACGTAACGGTGTTACTACTGTTATGGCAAAACGACCAGATACAGATAAGAAGATAACTACTACTAGTCTCTCTGTTGAGAGAGGGCTGGCCAAAGGGAACCTGTCGCTGAGTGAGGAGGCTCTCGCAGGCATCTCGGGGAGGAAGCAATGACGGTGGTAATTCGACAGGGCGATTGCCGTGAGATCCTGCGCACGCTGCCAGCGCAATCGGTGCATTGTTGCGTGACCTCGCCGCCATATTTTGGTTTGCGGGATTATGGAACGGCGCAATGGGCCGGCGGCGATCTGGAGTGCGATCACAAGCAGGGCCGACCTGGGGCAGGCAGAGCTGATGGCATAGTGGACGACCGCGCACAACGGAATCGGGACGGTGTCGGATCGATGGGCGGTGATTGCCGCCACTGCGGAGCCTTGCGGATCGATAGCCAGATCGGGCTGGAGTCAACGCCTGACGCATTCGTGGCGGAAATGGTAGCCGTGTTCCGGGAGGTGCGCCGCGCCCTCCGAGATGATGGCACGCTTTGGCTGAACCTAGGGGATAGCTATGCTCGGTCGGACAAGAAGGGCGGCAGCGGGTTCGGCGGGAAGAACCAGAAATATCTTGGCGACAACTACGAGCGGGCTGTCGCAGATGTGCCACCTGGGCTGAAGCAGAAAGACCTGATT